CCTGTCATTTTATGACATTCATCAAGCACCCATATTCTACACTTCCCGATTGCTGGCATATAATTAGCAACCCTTCTCATTTCCCGAACATCATCAATTCCCCGATAATAAGCAGAATCAACTTCATTATATTCGTCATTGTTTATATCACATCCTAACATTCCAGCTACTATTCTGGCAAGAGTTGTCTTTCCGCATCCTGTTGGTCCATAGAACATATAGGAATGAGGAGGTTGTTTTTTAGCCAGTAAGGTTGTTAAGGAAGCAATTGTTTCAGCATTTCCTTTTACCTGACTAAAATCAGTTGGACGATATGTAAGATATAAACTCATTTTACTTTTGATAAAGCTTGTAAAACTATTTCTTCAAGAAAATTGATATATTCTTCTACTTCTTCCTCATTATCTTCATTAACATCTAAATTAAATAACTCAGTAAATGGAGGATTTATTGCACTTTGGCAATATTGAATTCTCAAATCTTTTACAGTCATAATTTTAAGGATTTAGTTACTATATTATACAATTAATTTTCTAATTTATAATCAACCTTATCTGCCCAACTACCATCTACTTCTCCAATTGCCATCTCCACGTCTAATGGTACGATAATCCATTTCCAGGCTTTTGGTAAATCTACACAAGTAATTCTTCTTGCCACTTTAGCGATATGTTCTAATTCATCTGGGTTGATATCCATAATAATGGAATCATGAATCTGTCCTATTAATCTTGAGTCCCATCCTTCTTTAATTCTTACTTTATCAAGTTCAATAAAACTCCAAAGTAAACAATGGAAAGCTGCTCCCTGTCCAGGATAATTATTGATTTGCTTTTTATCCATTACTCCACCACACCTAAATCCTGATAATAAATCAATATATCCTTTTTTCTTATATGTAGTCCAATTCCGATCTTTCCATTGCTTATATTCTGGAAATCGTTTATTCCATAAATCTTTTTCAATAGTTAATAAATGATTTTCAAATGATCGTAATGAAGGTATTCCAATATCAATAAAATGATCCCCTAAAGTTCCCTCAGGCATTGGAATCCCTTCTCCAGCATGGAATCTTCCTTTGGGTAGCTTTCCCCAACTACAGGCTACATTCTCAGCACAGTTCTTATAATAATCTCCATAGAACTCAGGAAATACAAATCCATTTTTTGTTGCTTGTCTTAATATATAATGTTCAGGAATCTTTTTATCAAAATTAGGTAGCTTAAATATTTGTTTGGCAATATCAGCGTGCATATCTGATTTAGGATTCTTTACATATTTAATCAAATTAGAATCTTTGTTGATACAAGCATTTATCCGCACTTCGATACCAGAATAGTCAATTTCAAATAACTGATGACCTACTCTTGGAAATAAAGCTTTCCTACAAAGTTTCATCACTACTTCATCTTTGATAGGAATATTTTGGAAGTTTGGAGAATCTGAACTGGAACGAAAACTTCTTGCAAAATGTAAATTATAAAAAGGATGAATGATTCCATCAACCTGTTCTTTAGAAAATCCATTTAATACATCCCAAGGTTTTTTGAATCGTGTTGTTTCTAGCAACATATTTAACTCAGGAATATTTAATTGCTTTAATGCTTCTTCATCCGTTTTTCCTTGACCGGTATCAGTTGTATTTTCTATTTTCAATTTCTTCACCTTATAGAGATAATGAGCAAGTTGAATATTGGAATGGATATTTACTTTGCCTCCTGTAGAGTGTTGCCAATGCTTGAAAAAGTTTGTTTCTTTGAACTGATCTTCCAAGTATTTCATTTTCTTGATAAGGAAAGCTTTCTTTCTTTCAACATATTCTATGTCTACACGAAATCCTGCCATTTCAGCGTGAGCCATTGCTAGCACTCCGTCATGAAGTAGCTTGTAAGCTTCGTATGTTCTTGGCGATATATTCATTTTGATATGTTATACCTAAGTAACCATTCACTCTTTGCTCTTTCGGGAAGCCAATGTTCTAATAAAGGATATTTTGATTCCTTAACAATATTTTCCCACTCCCATTCTAAACAGGTATAATCGTTCATCATAGTAGTCATTGTCATTAATGGAATATTAAATTTAGTATAAATTAATCTTCTTAATAATGTCATCCTTTCGATTATTTCTGGATACTTTTCTCTGATAACATTTTTTAGAGGACTAATCATATCACCCCAATAAGCTTCTTCTGCATCATGAAATAAATGATTTAATCTTTCATCTTTTTCAGCCATATCATACATCATACAGCAATGCTGTGCTACACTCCAATATTTTTGAGTATGACCATTCCATCTACTATTATTAGCAAGACCATGAGCAATATCTTCTACAAGAATAGTGGAAGGATCAGGATTCATCAAATTTACTATTATTCCACTAACAGTAATCATACAACAATCTGATACAATTTTTTTATTTTCCATATTATTAATTATTTTGATTTACAATAAATTGTATTTTTTCTGTCTGGAGTTATAAACGCAATGGTTCCATATCTTTTTCCGGTTATTCCGCACATTCGACATTTATATGGATAAAAACCTTTATCATCAGGATTAAAACTCATTTTATTCCAAGAATGTTCTCTTAATGTTGAAGGAATTTCTAATGGTCGTGTTATTCGTACTCTTCTTGGCAGTTCCCCTTCTCTCAAAGTAGCATTAAATCTACACATTAGGAATCGGCAATGAGAAAGAGGAGTGGTTGAATCCACAACTAGATCAGCAAATTCCTCCACCCAGAATCTATTGGTGCCTATTTCCTTAATTAATGCTCTGTAACTTATTTGTTTCATATTTCTTAATATCTTTTATGATAGATAAATTCCAAATACAACCTCCTGAAACATCCCACCCATAAAACCATGTAGGAAAATTATGAAAAGATTGATAACCAATATTATATTTTAAATGATTATAATTTACGATTTCAATTCCATTATATTCTTCTTTAACAAGATTCCAATTAATAGTTTCTAAACATTCATACTTTACTTCAGTAAATTTTTTAATGAAATTATTAAGTTCAGTTTTGTTAGAAATAACTATTATTTTAGAAATATCTATTTCTAATTCAAATACATTTTCTTTTATCCAATGAGACATATTATCTAAACACCATTCAAGCCATTCGTTATCTATGGCATACCAAAGTCCTCTAGGTTTAAAATCAGTATCTTTCTGTGAATATTTTTTATTCAAACTAATTTCTATTGAGTCTGTATTATGAAGTCTTTTCATATTAACATAGATTTTTGTTTCATAGCTACACGATATTCATAAATAGAATCAAATGCACAGTATCTCATCAACTTTTCTTTCCCTTTAGGCATCTCCAGCAGCTTTTCTATTCGATTAAATGTATTTCCACCATCTTCTTTCTTTGAACCTAGATAAGGAGCAATTTCACTAGAGTAATCAATCACTCCTAATTGAACATATGCCTGGAATTTTACACTCGTTATTCCTTGCCGGTTATCCATTACATGACTCATTATCATTGTATCCCATATCCAATTAGCAACAGGTTGTCTTAATTTTACAGTACTCCATGTTTCTTCAAACTTCATATTGGAAGCGATCTTGCCAATTTTAGAGTTTGCTAATAAGTCTATAAATGGTTGTAAAGCTTTTCTTGATTTAGGCATCATGAATACATAGGCATGATTTTCACTATCAGCTACTGAACAGCAGATTATCTTATGCCCTAGTTGGTGGGGCTTTAATCCCGTGGTTTCATAGTCAAAAGCAATGTCGGTTTTAATTTTTTTTAAACAAGATAAGTCATCAATAAACTCAATTTTAGGTTCTGGATAAATGAATAATGGTTCTGTTAATCTTTCAAATGCTTCTTTCAAATCCTGTAGCCAAATAGTTTCCTCTACACAAATATCTTCATTAAACTTTAATTTGGTTTTTGCTAACTCAATATAATAGGGATGAAAGACCGGACATATCCAAGTATTCAAATCAAGATCAGGAATACACCAACCCCTCCATTTACCAATCTTTCCTAACTCTTTTTGCCACCTGCTTCCTATTACACTGTAAATGGCTGCCTCACCTAATAAGATGACAACCTTGGGTTTATATTGTTCGATAAGTTTTAATGTCGTTCTGCGACAGCATTCCACTTCAAAACTGGTAGGTTCTCTGTCTTCCCCATCCTTATCTACAGGTCTGCAATGACAGGCTGTTACATTTATACAATCATCAAATAAATCAATACCTAATGATTCATAAGTAGATGCAAGATATTTCCCTGTCTTTCCTTGCCAGTGAACTCCATGTCTATCATCCGCTTCAGATGGAGCAGTACCGACATTCATTATTTTCTTTTTGAAATTACCAAAAGGTTCAATCCTTGGATTTTCTGCTGTTTTATATAGACCACAAACCGCACAGGTGTATTTTTTACCATCCGGTCTTGATATGGACTGAGTTTCCTTTTGTGTAAAAAATCCTTCTTCCATATTATTTAATTGCTAGACAATCCCCTTTTAAATTATATCCATCATAAGCAAACTCACAAGTTTTATTATCAATACATTTAAAACAAGTGTAAAGATTTTTGTTAGGGGTTCTTTCATAATCCGGGCAATCCAATCCTTGTAACTTTTTAATAATAGGATCACAAGGATAGTTTTGCCAGCGACAGTTTTTACAACCTTCTTTAATTTTGCTTAGATTTGTCATTCTTTTTCAGCTGTTAATGTTGTCATATAAATCCAACCTTCTCCACGGAATAGCATCTTGTTTTTTGCTAATTCCCCAGATTGAGTTTCTTTCAAAATTCCTTTTAATAAAGCAGGATTTATTTTGAAATGAATTACTTCATCCTCATATCTTGTATTTACTTCTTCCTTGAACCATCCTGTTTCAAACTTAGCACTGATTTTCAATTTCTTATCTTCCAAATGTACATCTATCAAATTATCAGAAGTAAAAACACCTGCCCTTTCCAATACTTCATTTATAGAACGTGGGAATATAATTTGTTTTCCTTTACCAGCAAGATAAGGAGCAGTATCAGGAAATGCATCAGCTAGTATTCGGCAAGACAGAATTGTTCCATAAGTAGTTTTAAAATGGATCCACCCTTTTCCTTCCGCTATCGAAATAGGTTGTAATGTAAGCATTAAACGAGCCGATTTGCTGGGTAATAAAAAAGTACCTACAGGAAACTGTGTAGGAAATTCACAATGCGTGATTCTATATCCATCCGATGCTTCAATGTATCCTTCTTTATTTACATGTACACACATCAGAAGAGGCTTTGTTTTTACTGTTCCGCAAGATGGAATACACATAGCTGCAAATTTAAGAAAATCATCAGGAAGTTTCTTGAATTTTCCTTTCTCTTCTATTTCTTCTGCTAAAGGAAGTTTAATTTCAGTTTGTAAAGCCAGTCCTGCTTTGATCCTTCCTGAAGTAACAAGAACTTCATTTCCTTCGATCTCAATATCAATTTCCAATTCTTCTTCTTTCTGATCCTTTTTAGGTTTGATCTTTGTAAGAAGTTGATAGAGTTTATCAGATTCAATTGCCCCCTCTAGGTCAAGACCTTCTACAGGATGGGAGATACTTATATCATCATCATAAGTTACCACCCTTCCGTTTATGAATGCAAAAGAAGTAGATTGTTCAACCTCTTCTTTTTTGGCAAGACCAGGACGGACAACGCCCAACGCTTCTTGTAGTTTTGATTTGTTTACTAGCATAATGTTTATTTATTTATTAAACCATGAATATACTTCCCTTTTTCTTACCGGATTCAATTTGTCTTTAAACTTTTCCAATCCCTTATTCCCCAAACTTCCTCCATCATTAATAAGCTTTCCTGATATCTGAATATCCGGGTCGGTGTAAAACAGATAACGAGCAAACTCATCAAGGTAAGGCTGGCTCATATCTATTATACAATAACGGAAGTTAATATACTTCCAATTCTGATCCCATACGTTTATGGCAACTAATGTTCCTTCACCATCATATAAATACTTGCGATAAATACCAATAAGATTAGAAGTAAAAGCAAATTCAACTAATATGTCAGCATCTAAAACAGTTTTCATTTTTTCTTCCAACCAGTTTCCTAGAACTTTCCGAACTTGTTCTTCATCGCAATCATCACAATACGTCCACTTTGGGTGTTCTTTAGGCCACTTTCTTATATTTTTCCTAAAGACCTCCCACCTACCCCCAGACAAATCCGCAAACTCATTAGGATTAAATATGTACTCATTGTCTAAAAATTCCAATTTATCATAATCAGGATGTAGGTCATAAAAATCAGACCATACTTTTAAATTAGGATATGGCGTAACATCTCCATTCAAAGGTAAAGGAGGGAACAAGCACCACTTATTAGCTTCAACCCAAACCCAATTGTTCTCCATCCAGCATTTAGCCTTACATAAAATCAGATAAGGCATACTAAGGAAAAAGTTTGGATCAATGTTATACTTTCTTGCCAGTGTTAAATAAAGGCTGATCTCCTGCTTTATCTTCATCTTTTGGTACTTTTATTGGTTTCTTTCCTGTAGAATAATTTCCTGCTTTTAGGCGGTCAATAAGTTTCTTACTGACTCCGCCAGCCTTGCGTGACTTTCCTCCCATTTTATTTCCTCCTTATTAATGTTGGTTTATTTTTTATTTGAACCTCTTTTAATTGAATAACTTCGTCATACAAGCAGCATGCAATGATTCCTGTAAATGTTCTTTTACCATCAGACACACCTTCTTTTACTAAAATAAAATCCTCTTTCCCTCTGGAAGGAAACGCAAATTTCATAACTTCCTGGAATGTAAACAATGCCCGGAAGTCATCTGTTTTAATTGCAACAGGACCAAAGTCATTTTCCAATTCTTCTTTAAACATTCCCTCATTCATTTTCTCAACCTCAATGATACCTCCTGAGTAAATGTTTCGCTGAACCATTTTAATTGTTCCTCCTTTCTCACCGGAGAACTCCACATGACTGAGATCAGTATCAAGTAATTGAAGAACATCCCTAGACAAACTAATATCAGAACGCCCTTCAGTTGCAGAAGCATATTTCTTGAATAAGTCTTTCACCTCTTCAGGAGTGAGATCGGTTGTACCACAGATTTTCTTTCTTTGATACTCACCTTTCTCTGAATAGAAAATAATCTTTCCATTCTTTTCTTCAAATACGTTGCTATCATAATCATTAGCTTTGAATGAGATTGGAGTTTCAAAAGTTCCTTCTTCTGATTTACGCAACCGGAATCTTAACAAAACTGTGTGATCATAATTTAGAATAAAGATTTCATGCTCTATGGCATAAATCGTGTTTCGCAGTCCTCCGCTTTGATCTAAAGCAACTGCCTGGGCAAAGATGTCTTCAATAAGGGATGTGATTTTCATTAGAATAGTGGTTTATTGTTAATATTGTAATTGGTTATTAATATCTCTGTTCGTTTATTTTTTAGGTTGACTCTTTCCTCTATTTCTATTACATTCAAATTTCGTTTTTTAGCCTGTTTTAAAATAAAAGGATTATCAAATTCGCTCATAGCCCATTTACATCCTCTATTTTTCAAGCATTCAAACAAATCTAAACTATCTTGCTCTATAAAATGATTTGAATAATTTCCTCCAACTCCTACATAGGGGGGGGTCTGCATATATAAAGCTTTCATTAATTTCTCTTGGGGACATAGAAATAGATGTTATAAATTTTCTGAAATCCCAATTAGTAAAAGTACAATTTTTAAGATATTTTTGAGTGAAACATATTTCTTTCATTATGCTTTTAAGATAATGTTGAGAGGGATCCATCCTAAGAGTATTTCCAACACCATATAAAGTGTAATTTGATAAAAATAAAAATCTTACTGCTTTTTGAATGGGTTCTGTTTCTTTATTCTTTTTCCAATGATCTAATAAAGCAGAATGACAAGGCATTTCTTGTATTAGTTTTTTAAAACCTTCTTCTTGATTCATTAATACTAGGAACAAATTACTTACATCAGAATCTAAATCATTCAAAATATTATACTGAGCTTTGGGTTTATTAAAAAACATACCTCCTGCTCCAAAAAAGGGTTCAATATAAATATTATGTTCAGGGAAATAAGGAATAATTATTTTTGATAGATCTCCTTTATTCCCCAATCTTCTTAATAAAGTCATAACGTTTCATTTATTAAATTTTTCCTATAATCTGTGTTATCTAATTTCCAAATCAAACCATCTTCATCCTTTCCGCAAGGAACAATACCAGCAGCCCACCGATGACTATAAGCAACATTCCCTTCCAAATTCCAAAGATGTTTTACTTCCATCCTTAATTCCTCAGTAAGAAATCCCCCATATTTATAAACATAGGCTTCATAATCCTTCCAAGAAGTATGTAACTCTTTTCTTCCGGCAATAAACCTAGCAGCCATAACAGTGGATCCATAATTCCATCCCCCTTTAAACCAATCTTCAACTTCACAACAAATAGATTGATCATTACTGGGAGAATTGCCCATATCAAAGGTTGAGCAAGATATTCCTCTTGCTCGAAACAAGTCCATAAATTTACTTAACAATAAACTTCCGAAAGGTTGGCTATCACATCCTGCCTCAAACATCCGGTCATAATCATATCCTTCATTTATGAAGTTTTGCCTCAAGCCGGAATTGTTCGCAGTATAACTATATGTATCAAAAGTCATATGAGTTGCTCCAGCATCCAGAATGTCTTCAATATATTGATCTACATGAGCATGATCATCTGTGAGAAGAAATAGAAATGGTTCAATTCTTGGTATTGCCCGGATTCCAGCCTGATTAAGTATCTTTAAAGCTTCTAATCTTTTAGCATATGATGGAGCACCTGGTTCAAGTTTTTTAGCTATAACTTCATCAGAAGTGATCATTGTTATATGTACCGCAGATTTTGCAGGATTATCTGCTAATGCTTTTACATAATCATCCGTTGCTACCAAGTCTGACTTGGTATTTATCATTACCGGATATTCAATGTCTTTAAAATATTCCAATAATCTCAAACTCACCCCATGCCTTCCTTCATTCCTCAAAAAGTCCTCAAACCTTATTCCCATCCTGAGAGGAATGTCCAAAGCAAAAGCTTTATTAATTCCAGACAATTGTCTTTTATCTTTCATGGACATTGTTCGATATTTGGCCATTTTATCCATTTCCTTAATGTAGTAATCAGGATTGCAATGCCGAAGTCCCATTGTCTTACTATTATCAAAGAAAGCTGTATACAAACTGGCTCTAAATGAATTTGCAAAGCAATTATGAACAACTATATTATTAGCAATATAAGTATTATTTGGTGATATACTAAGATTATGAACAAATTTTCTTCTTTTTGTTTTTTCATGAAATTCTTCAGTCCAAATTCTTTTTATTTTAACAGGTTTGGTTAGAAATTTATTAAATGCAGCTTCCACCCATTTATGAATATATTCTTTATCCATTTTTGTTATCCAAATAACTTTATATCCTGCTTTTTGATAAGATATTTCTTTTTTACATTTTCTATTTCTTGGACTTTTAGTAAAATTTAATTCCAATTCAAGAATAATCTTTTTTTCCTCATTAATAAAATCAGGACAATATCCATCAATATTAACTTTCCCATCCCCCACATATATTAAAGGAATATTCCATAATTTAAGCCAATGGATTAAATGTTTTTCATAAACAGTAGGTAAATGATTAAAATTACTCATAGCATCTATTTTTCCAGATACTATTCCTGCCCTTCTGGAACGTCCCATTTTCTTTGCTATTTTTTTATCGTGCATAGGATTGTTCTTGGACATATACTTAACAGCATCTGGGCGTTTATTTCCTGTATTTTTACCCATTAATGCTTTAGACATATGTTCCCTTAAAACTTTACTAGTTATTAATGAGCCGGGAAATTGTTCTAAATAATCATCATGAGAAATATTATGCTCTTTTTTCAGATGAGTATTAGTAATTCTTACAAATAATTTTTCACACAATTTACATCTTACCATGACAGCACCTCCTCTGTATTTTTTAAGTTTTTAGCTTCAACCCATCCACGTTGTTTTGTATAAACAGGATGTTCAGGAGTCATTCTCAATATATCCCCATCTTCAGTTTCTATACAAATCAACTTTCCTTTGTAAGGACGTTTCATTGTTTCCAATACTTCTGCAGGTTCTAATCGTTTTATCTTTTCGTTAAAAGACATCACTCTGTCTCCTACCACAATTCGCTCAATAACTTTTTCAGAACCATCAACCATTAAGATTTTAGTTCCAGCTATGAAACAGTATATGCAGTTGTAGGGGCAAATTAATCCATCCCAAACATCAACATTAAAAGGCATGGGACAGGCTGCGGCTCGTACCGATATTTCAAGAAAGGAATTGATCTCTTCAGTGTTGAGCAACCTTTCTTGTTTTCGCCATTCTCCATGCCGGAGATTAAATTGACTGTAGTTTTTCTTCCTCCCTTTTTCACGTACTATCTCTGCTTTACGACTGGAAGAAATTAACTGCGTCATTCTTGGAACTGCTTTGCTTACTAGCTTTCTTAAAGCCCAGTAATCCATATCATTTATATCTATCATTTATTTTTTATTTTAAGTATTTCATTTATTTTTTCTTCAATCAAATAATTTAAGTCTGATTGAATATTTGAATAAAATCTAGCCATTCCAAATTTCAATTTAATTTTTATATATTGAAATCCCGGAATAAGAGTCAAAGTTTGAAATATATTATCTAAAAATAGAATAACATCAGGATCATCAAATCCTAATCCATAAAAACCTTCTCGTAAAAAGTTTTTATACTTTTCATTAAATTCTTTTTGAGTCATAATTTATTAATTATTAAAATAAAGGATCATCAATATACAAACTATCTTTTTCACCTTCCCAACCAATTAATGCGGCATTTTCTACTTTATAAACAAATCGAAACACTTTCATTTTTTGTACGGTATTTAATGAATTCCATATTCCTGTCCAACCATATAAAGTAAGAAGAGATTGTGGATGAATCTTTTCTGCTCTATATCTTGCCTCATTAACAAATATATCTCCAGCTCTTTTTAAAGCATCTAATACTTTTGAATCAATGGGAAAATCTCTAGAGTTCATACGTTTCATTTTCCAATATCATTTATAGTATAAAAATCTTCATTCTCTTCAGTGGTTAAAATTACTTTTCCTTTTTTGTAATCCTCATCAGACCCAACCCCTTCCCAAGTAGCATTTAATATCTCTTTGGCAAAAGGAATAACTTTTCTCTTTTCTGCATTCTGAAGTATTCTTTTCCAAGTATGTGTATTAAAAGTTAAAGCATCGTTAACATCTATCCCACAACAAGTATTTGTTTTCTGATAATTCCCCCATCCGGTATTTACAAAATCAGGACATCCTAAAGTAATACCTTCTTCATCCGCTATTTGACATAATTTCTTTTGTAACGGTTTCCAATGTTTGTCTTGATTAAGTGTCCATATCTTTTCTATATCTAAACCTATGGCATAAAACCGTTTGATTGTGTATTCATTTATGTGCAGGTTGTACGTATTGTAGGAAGTTAAGCCGTAACTTTTTAACCGCTTCAAAATGTCTCTAAATTGTTTCAAAGTATGATACCCTGGAATGTACGGTTCACCTCTTACTCCAACCTTAATTCCTAATGTTTGCCAAAGTTTAGTGAAATATAATCTATCTGCAATTGGTGTAGTTCTTTTTCTTTCAAATAATTCCCAGTCTGCTTCTGCTCCAGGAGTAATTTCTGTAAGTAGATGAACAAAGTTTTTACCTTCCAAGAAAAGTTCAGTATCTTTGTCCATATTTTCCTGATATCTGGAACATACAACTACTTGCCATTCCAAATCTATTAATATCTCAAGTAAACTTTGTGTGACTTTCTTTTTAAGTTCTATTGGCTGATATGGGTCTGCTTTCCTTCCTAAAAAAATTGCTTTCTTTGCATGTAAAGCCTGGGCAATAATAGTTCTTGGATTTTGATTCTTTAAAGCATTTATAAGAGTTTTCTTCACAGCCTCAGGGTCAGTTATTCTTTGCTCAGTTCCCCAAATCTGATTTAATCTCCTTCCCATACAATGTAGGCAATCAGCTTCGCACGCCCAGTATGATTCTAAAGCTAGTGCTAAAGGACAGGTTAAATGATCGTGTCGCATTGCAATTGGACTTTTATATATTCTTTCCATCATAGTAGTTTGTTAATTCTAAAAGATCGTTTTTGGCTAGATATAAATCATTACTTTCAAAGTTCTGTTTTAAATGCTCTATGTTATTTGTATTAGGTATCGGAAGCACACCAGGAAAAGATAATATCCAAGATAAAGCAATTTGAGCTTCAGTACAATCATACTTTCTAGCCATCTTGGAAAGTACTGGACTTTTTAATTTATCAAACTTTTGTCCAAGTGGAGAATACGCCATAACCAAAATTCCTCTTTCCTGACAATACGGAATAAGCAATTTACCGATGCGATTATCTAACAGATTAAAACACATTTGGACGCTATTTACAACATCTCCGCTATATTCGGATAGGAATAGTTGGGTAGATTCGATTAAATCAATTGAACAGTTGCTCAAACCAATACTTTTAATAAGTCCTTTCTGTCTTAATATCGCTAAATCTTTTACAGCGTTTGGATATTTGTTATTTGGGAAGTGAAGTTGTACATGAGGGATGGTGTTTAGTTTTTCCACACTTCTTCTTACTGAGTTGTTAATAGCAGATGGGCTCATATGATCCCTTCGAACTTTTGTATTTATTTCAATAGGTTCTGATTCCTTCAATATTTTTCCTAATTCTGTTTCAACCCTTCCATAACCATATCCTTCTGCTGTATCTATAATGGATGCTTCCTTAATAGCCAATTTAATAATTTCTTTATTGTATTTCCAACCATATGTTCCATACCCAACACGACACCGGGGAACAGGTCTGCTTTTAAAAGTAAAGTTTGGTTGATCTATTAATTTATTTATGCGTTGTAAACTGTACGATAAAATTTCTTTCTTATTTTTATGCAAAGCTTCTGCCAACGTCATATAACGCATATTTAATCCCCACATAGAACCATATAGAGTATCTATGGTAAGATCGCTCAGACTTAAAGCTGTTCTATCAAATGCTTGTAATTCTTGTTGTACTAATTTCCACATCAGAATAAGGGTGTTAATTCAGTAGAATAATTACCATATGTTTTTCCTCCTTTGGATAAAGGAATGTTTGAAGATTCTATGAACTTGATATCCTTCCCTCTTCTTACAGATTCGCAGAGAATAGTTGCGGCATTTGTAAATTTACTAACAACAGTTATTCTCTTATTCATAAATGCCCTTAGTGCTTCATCTAATACATAGTAATATTCTTTATCAGTTTTGATGCCGTAATGTTTCATATTACCAAACTTGAATCCGAAACAAGCACCATCTGCTATAATAAAGTATTTACAAGATTCTTCCCATGCTATTAAAACATCTTTCCATTCATTTAATATCCGTAATGTAAAATGATCGAAGTCCAAATTAACAAGATCAAAACCACTTGGTGGTGCCCATTTATAAATATCATGAGTAGTTACTATTGCATTGGGAAAGTTTCTTTTCAATGCAGATACACAAGATTTATCTTGTTCGTTTAAATGCAAAGTACAATCCGGCCATCTGTAACGAAATATAGCAGCCCAAAATCCTGCTCTAGCAATGCCATCTACAGCACTAAGTTTCTTTTTAGTACCTATATGCTCACATACAGCATCTAATGTCCTACAAGTTTCCGCTACATCACGCCAACCTACTATTTGATTGGGTGTTCCTTTAGCTTCTTTAGTGTCCGCTAAATCCATTACAAGTGTCTGATCACCGATTGTGTATTTCATATTATTGTTATTAGATTTAATATTTTTTGCTTCCATCTTAAAAATCTTAAATACCTTCCATATATTGCTATACGAAAATTCAAATCTTTTTCAGATTCTCCATCATTAAGTGTAAGCCTTATATTTTTTATTTTCATTTTTTTAAACATTAAAATAAAGTTTCTTGTTTACGAGTGATAGCATTTTTAAAATTCATTATATATTTGATAGAATTATTATTAAGCCATTCTGGGTCTCCACCAGATTTCAAATATTGTTGTATTAATTCTTTTGGAAAAAATCTCGTATCATTAGTCCAAGTACTTGTTTTGTACTTTTCCCTTATGTACTTTATAGCACCTTTTTGAAGTGTATCTAAATCATGAATTGTTCCTTTATTTTTATTTGGTTCTACTTTTATTTTATCTCTATGTTGAGTTGGGCTATTGAACTGCTTTGCTGGGAAATAACCTTTAGAAATTATATCATAACATATTATAGTTTCCTCACAAGTTCCAGGTATATTTAAACAATCAGCTGGCCATACATTTTTTCCGTGTTTATTAAGATTCCTAAAAAAGATTCCACGTTGTGTACTAACAAGTCCGGCTGAAGTGGGTTTTATCATTAATTTTTGAATACTGCCTCCGAGTGATCCTTCACACATAACATAACCACAATTTTCAAATGCATCCATATATTGAATGACTTGCTGATATCGGGTCAAAGAGTCTGCATTATATTTAGGAGTACCATATGTAAATAAGAAATTATCATCAGCTAGGACATAATAATCAACAGATGTATCAAGCATAGCACATTTGTTTCTTAATAACATCATAGACACAGGTTTTTTAGGTTCTATAAAATCATAGCTCACATTCATCTTACACATAGATAAAAACCTTTCAATTTTCTTTTCATCCCAAGGAGGCTGAAACAATATAAGTAATTTGAATTCATTACATAAAATAATGTTTATGCTTTTAAGAAAATAATTAAATAATGCTTTTGGATTATTTGTTGGTATTATCCATCCCACTTTAGATTTTCTTATCATACTATTGTATTTTATAATGATACTGAAGATACTAAAAATGAACATAGGAGGGAAACAACTTCCCTCCTACATTCTTTAAATGATTGATTGATGTTACCGATTACGGATTGGAAAGTTTTCCACCTTTCTCCACAACAATACCCCATTCTATTGCAGAAGCAAGAAGAGTTTTGATAATATTCTTGTCCTGTTTGAGATTGGGAGTTCCCCCGGCTTTAACAAACTTTGCATCAGCTATTGCGGCAATAGCATCAATTGTCTGTGACCCTTTGATATTCTGCATTGCTTTAGCACACTCAATACCTCTGTTTGTTCCCAGAGTTTCTTTGGTTCCTTTGAAGGCTGCAGGTTTACCAGTTCCTTTTTTCTTTGGTGCTTCTTCCTCTTCTTCCTCTTCTTCAACTGCTGGTGCTTTCTTTCCTTTCTTAACAGGGGCAACTTCTTCTTCCTCTTCTTCCTCTTCCTCTTCTTCATTCGGGGTGAGAAGGGCAAGTATTGCTGCTTTCAGTACAGATGCTTTTTCAAAGGTAGCAAGTTTCTTAACAAGAGGTTTCAGTTCTGCATTCTCTTTAACAAAAGCAGTCATAACAGAAAGCTTTAAAGGAGCAGCATTGACCTGATCAATCAGAGAATCTTCTTCAGCTTCCGGCTCATCTTCTTTCTCTTCTTCAACTAGTGCTGGTTTCTTTCCTTTTTTCTTTGGTGCTTCTTCTTCAGGTTCATCTTCCTCACCACCGTTGAGTTCATCAATGACTGCCTGAGTAGCGTCAGTGAATTCGTCATTTTTCGGATCAATTAAAGGAAGAGCACTTTTTACTCCATCTGTAACGATGGCCAATTTTGCTTTGGTGTTAATCACCGGATCAAGACCAAGAACATCATTCAATTCTTTTGCGGCTGCCCGCATGCTTTTTTCGTTAATCATGATTAATTAAAATTTAAGTGAAACATTAAGAAAATTTATAAAACATTAAAATTTATTCATCGCTATATTATACAACCTGGGAATTTAATGCCGCATACACCGATGTATTCTGCGTATTAGACGCATAGATTTATTCCTCCGCTTTGATTGAAGTTGCTTCCCAGTGAGTTTCTGTTTCATTTTCTTCCTGATAATAATGAACTCCAAATGTTTTAAAACTGAAACCACCTGCTCTTTGTTTGTCTTTATTTATAACAAACCAGGCTTCTCCTTCATCTATCTCTTTATTTTCATGGTTTGCTAACTGAAATATATAATGAGCCATTGCACCCATGGAAGATGCTCCTCTCAATCCTTTTTTATTATTCTTTCCCGCATGATGTAATAATAAACAGGCTACACCTAATGCTCGCAAATCTCTCAAGAAAGGATTTATTTTGGTATTCCATTCACTGTTATCATTCTCCTCTACTAATCCAAATAAAGTACTTGCACTATCTAAAACAATTAATCTATAATCTTGATGCTCTTTAAGCCATTTAATTATCTTTAGTTGATTCTTCCTTTCGGAAAGGTAGAATGTATCCTCAGTTTCCATTTGATACTCAGGAATAGATAGTATTTTTATGCTATGCTTATTTAATTGTTTACCCAACCATTCAAATTTCTTGATCCTTTGCTCCATTTCTACTTCTCCCAATTCCCCATCAATGTAAAGGCAACCTGTAGGATTTTTTACTTGCCATTTACCAATTTGGCTTTCCCTTGTATCATATTCTTTTAATCCTAATATGTAAGCAACAGACATCGCTAATAAAGATTTACCACAGCCAAATATCCCATACAATATTGTAACTTCACCTTCCCTCAACCAAGGAGACATTAACATTCTTGGATTATATCTTTTCTTTTGCCGGATTCGTTCAGGAGTTAATATAAACGAATCTAAATTGGTGGATATAATTGATAATGGCTTAAAGCTTATCATCAAGCTTTCTGCTTCTTCAATTTTACCTTCCTGTCTTAATGCTTCTACATTTTCATTATGAATAACAATATGCCGATCTGAAAAGTATTGTTTAGTTTTATCTATTAAATGCTGAAGATTAAAATCACTGTTTTCATATTCTTTACTTAATCCTGGTAGTATCTCTTCTTCAATCTCTGAGAATAAATCCTTTGGAAGTTTGCCTTCTTTAAGCTTCGCAAGATAAATCTTTTCAATATTCCGTTTGGGTGCTTTACCATATATATCGAAATATTCCCAGCACCAAACAGCCATTCTTTTTCCGGTTGTAGATTCGATATAACGCTCATCCCAAATTTCTTTAATAAAAACACAATATTCTGTGGACGTGATTAATCCAATTATAATTTGACGCTCCATATATTATTCAATAAGCATTGTTCCTTTTTGTGTATAATAATATCCATCATCTCTTAACCAATACTTGGTACCATTATCATCTTTCTTGGTTTTTGTCTCATTTGTTTTTCTTGTAAATTTCTTTAATTCTTTTGGATCATCTAACCATCTACTTTGATTTAGCCAAGTACTAGATAATGGAATGAACTCTGGTTGGGACCATCGTTCACTTTTCTTTTGATCTATTATAGCTTGTTTTATTTGAACCCACGTTGGTCGTTTATTTCCTCTGCGGCAGATATTATTCCATTTAGTGAACGTTGCCCCTTTAGAATCTTTTCTTGGGTAAATTTTCCAAAACTTTTCAAACATTTCTGGTGTTATATAACCCAACTTCGTTGGTGAATCCTCCTTTTCGACAAAGAGTATTTTTCTTCTATTAGGATTTAAAGTATTTCCCTCCGATTTTGCCATGCCTCGCGTGAATCGTAGGGTGGTGCTTATAAAATTTATTTTTATATAATGACCTATCACCTTCCCACTATTATCTCTGCGTATCACATCTTCCACTAAGCCTAATGATTTTAAATGCTTTTTAACTGCTATTAATTTACCAACCCCCCAACCTAAAGCATTAGCTGCATATTGAGTAGTTGCTCTAGGTTGACTATATCCTTGCCATTTAGCAGTATAATAATAAAAAGAATATAATGCTATTAGATTTGGAAATTTTCTTTCCTCTAAAAAAAGATCAAATATTGCTTTGGAAAAAACCAAAGGTTCTTCATGAATAGGATAACTTGATCCTCCTTTAGAATTATAATTTTTTGTTCTTTCCATAGTTTAACGAATAAAAAGAGTTTGAGGATTTCAGTGAAGCTACACACCTACTTTCCCCAAACTCCGGTTGAAAAAACTGAAACGAAAAACATATTTTATACATGGTAGCTTTCATGATATAACCTATTTTAAAAAAAAGTATTCGAAGGTAATATAATTAATCCGAATAAAAAAATAAATCTTTTTACTTATTAAAACTCAGATAGTTAGAAGGAAGTAATTTTTTAATATTATTCCAGTAACTTATTGTCAGTGAGCCTGATCCATTCCAGTTCTTAGCAGCTTTTTCATAAGATTTTCCAGATGCATAATAAAGGAACATTTTTTCAGAAAGATTATAATCATAAAAGTCCTCAAGTTTATAATTATTTCCTGTTCGTTGATTATAGTCATCCACTCTTATTTGACGAATTTGAAATTGACCCACTGCATTTTCTACCGGATTGTATATACATTTTCCGTTATCTGATTCTAATTTGCATACAGCTTTGACGAGTTCTTTATAGGGATTTATAGATTTACCCGCTAGTAAAGAGATATGTTCCCAAATTGGTGCAAACAATGTCGTTCGGACACATATTAAGATCGTTAATATTAATAATGATTTTTTCATTCGTCATACCCTTTCATTCGTCTTAATAATAAATAATCTTCAACAGATATTGGAATGAAAGGAGCAGAATGTTTTTCCTTTTCCTCTTCAATCTTACTTAACTTATTTTTCAACCTGATCTGTTTTAAAGCTTTATCAACATCCAGATTTAATTGACTATGTTCATCAACTTCATCTATATACTCATCAATTGCTAACATACCATTTTCATAATGATAAGTAGTCCCATCTGCAGGATCATGATACGTGTGTTTTTCAGTCCATCTGTAAAGACGATAGAATGCATAAACAATTAGTACTGCTAAGATAATTTTGTCCATAGTTTTACATTTTTATAGGTTTATCAGTAATCATTACAAATTTACAAGATGGAGCCCAATATAAAGCAACTCCACTATTTTCTTTTCTGAACATCATTCGTTGATATCCTTCATCCCAATAACGAGTTGTTCCACAATGTTCACATTTTTCTATGCGAAATCCTTCTTGTTGAACCCATTTGTGTCTTGGAGGTTTCATTTTGTTCTTTTTCGTTTGAATATAGTTCTTACAGGTTTTATATTATGTTTTGTTCGCACTCTTAAATGAGCATAATAAGTCCAATCATGAGTAACTTTTTTAACTTTTGTTCTTGTTCGGGTAACGGGAAGGTCATTGGTTCTTTTTGGTTTAAGAGCAAATATAAACTCATCATCAGTTATCTTAAAAGGTTTTTTATCTAATTCAATCCAAACTCCTCTTTCACCATTCACTTCTCCAATAGGAGGTTTTACAATTTCATGTTTGGAGTATGTTTCTATTTGTGGGAAATTATGAATCTTGCAGATTGTTTGAATAATTTTTCCTAAATATTTATCAACAAAGTTATTCCTCTCACAATGTTTAATTCTCTTTTGAGAGAAGGTATCAGAAACAAGAATAAATTGATCCTGGCTGTATAACCTTCTTCCGATTAACCCACAACGAGTACATTTAAAATGATCATATGTTTCGTAACGATCAGAAGTGGTAAACTCATGTGTCTTTTTAAAGTTATGAATTCCTTTTATTTCTACTTGTATCATAAGGGTGTATTTATAATTTGTCTCCAAATAGGAATTTTATAGAAATAAGTAATGATAGCAATTTTCATATCTGCATCAAATACTTCCATTTCAGTTTCATTTAGGATATAAGTAACTTGGTGGAATTGTTTCCAAAACTCCCACCATTTAGGAGTGTTAATGATTCTTTCATAATGCCGGCACTTATCTTTTAGATCATCTATGATATAAGAAAGCTCAGTATTTTTTTCTGCCAATTCTCTATTGTGAAGGATTGTTTTATTATACAAAGCATTTCTTTTTTCGATGGCAATAGTAAGAACTTTCTTTTTTTTTCATAAATCTTCAATATTATAAAATACTTTACCACACAAACAGGCAATCTTAATTGTACGCCAGAATTGAATCTTTCCGATGCGGAACCAAGGTTCAGAGATTATATAAGAACCATTTTTACACATAGAATCCTTCCTCCATCCACAATCAGTAGAACCATGAAAATGTTTCCACCGAAGATAATAAGCTTTTAGTTTTTTCATTTTAACTTGGGTATATAATTTGTCTTAAATCTTTCAATATGACATTATATGCTTGAATTTCTCCTTGTAAACTTATACAAGCTCCGCCACGATTAGTGTTTTCATAATAGGTTTGTTTCTTCTGTAAATCAGCTACTCTTTTTCTATATAGCTGTATCAGTTTTTCAATTTCTTCTTTCATTTTATTAATTGTTTTACCAAATAATCTGCTTCACTTTGTTTCATACTTCCAGGATCACCTTCTATGTCTACTCTGAAGGAATCTACACCACGGAACTTTAATTCACTTACAAGCCTGTTTGCTTGATGAATAGCTTGACTTTCTCCTCCATCAAAACATACTGGAACTCTTTTAAATTTAGCAAGTTCCTTTACTTGTTTAGGAGTGAACTTGATACCGGATACAGCACCGCTATTGAATCCGAATCTCCAAACATCTGTTGTTCCTTCAACACAAATAAGTTTATCAGTCCAAGCTTCTTGCTTACCATAGATAATTTCTTTATGAGAAACAATCTCCCTGCTTTTAGGACAAGCCATATACTTGCTTAAAGCTTGATCTGTAACATCACGAGTATCAAAAGACACTTCTTTCCCTTCCCAGATATAAGGAATCAAAATACGATGTTTATAATTCAAATGATCCAACATAGAAACTGGACCAGTACTTAATAGTTTCCAATCCTTTTCTAATTGATCAGGGTCAAAGTTTCTTTTCTCAAGTAAATATCTTTTATGAGATTCCGATAAAGGAGAAACACCGCTTGGTAATCGGTGAACTTTTGAACCAAGTCTGACTGTTATATCCTGATTTAGTTTTGAAACTCTTGCACCATACTTCTTTATCAAGAAATATGTTTCCTTCTCAGTCATTTGGATTAGCTTGGCTATTGTAGGAATAACCGAGTGCCATCCGCACCTCCAACACACGTATCCATCAGTTTCTAAACTATATCCTAAGTGATAACCTTCATGACCAGGGTCAGATATACACCAAGGACATTCCGTGTTCACCCAACCTGGGCGGCAATGCCTGTGACCTTCGGTCATATAAACCACGGAGTAATCCTGATAAAGAGAAATTATGTCCATTACCCTAGATTTAATGAAACTTCAATCAACATACACTTCTTGATATTCTCGATCCACTGTTTTGTGTTATGATCTAAATCCAAGAGATATGTTCGATGTAGAATCAATTTCTCAATTGTAATAGTTTTCTCATGTAAGACCGGAATGGATGTTTTGAAGATTCCTTTTATGAGCATGCTTTCATCTACAAAGAAAGGATATTCTGTTTCATCAGAATCAAAAGTCAAAACTTTATATGTTCTCATAGTAATTTAGCAATGGTAAATAACTCTGCCTGTAGGAACAGTTTGAAACTTTCTTCCTCTTGTTCTCTTCCGGTTGTTATGCTGAGGAATCATTTGATGTGGACGATATTTCTTTGGATATTGTTCTTCCATTTTCTCAGCAAGAGTTTTGGACTCAACTTTTACAGGTTCAGCAACTTTCTTACCAAACAAGAATACCCAGATGGATACAAAAAATGCAATAATTTTTTTCATAATAATTTTCCTTTCAGTTTAATGATTAATTGATTATATTTAATAAATGTAAATCTTGGTACAAGCTTTTCTTTAGGCAAGCAGGGACACTTGAAAGCACCGCAATCAAGTTCTTTTCCTCCAATACATTCTCGGCAATGATAACCTGTTGTTGGGAAAACAATTGGAAGTTTCTTGAATTGCAATCTCCATAAGAGATATATAATACCAACAATAAATTTTTTCATTTATCTTACATTTTTATATTTTCTTAAAACTCCTTCTGTTAAATATTCTCTGCAAATGTCTGCTGATTTTCTTAATGAATCTGGTCTTGTAGATTGGTAAGCATAAGCATCAGCAGCATCAGCAGCATCAGCAGCAGCATAAGCAGCATAAGCAGCAGCATAAGCAGCAGCAGCATCAGCAGCATCAGCAGCAGCATAAGCAGCAGCATAAGCAGCATAAGCATCAGCAGCATCAGCAGCAGCATAAGCAGCATAAGCAGCAGCATAAGCAGCATCCAACTCTTCTCTTGTTATTTTTCCATTAACATAATCAAAACAAGCTTGCAAAGCATCTTTACTTCTTTGATCTTTCATTAGATGTTCTACTTGTTTAGCACACATAGCTTTTGCCATTGTTAATTTTTTGTCATCAACATTTAACTTTTTAGCAAGCCATAACATCCAATCTCCTCTTTCGCAATTATGCCAAGCAAGTACTGGAGATTTTTGAGTGGAAACCCATTCTCTTGCATCTCTACAAGCAGATAATCTTTCAAGTTTTGTTGTTTTCATTTCAATTTTCTTTTTAGTTTATTATACAAATTAATTTTCGAAGTTATAGTCACAAGCTTGCTTTAAATCGTACAAAGCAGATTCAATACGTTCAACAGACCACCCTTGATTAGACATTATATTTATAATCCTTTCCTCAACCTGATTCAATTCCAAACAAACAAACTTTTGGGAAGAAGAAAGAACAACCTTAGCAATTTCATTAGCATCCTTTGTTAATTCTTCCCAGAAAGGAGAAGGATTGTTTGCTGGTTGATATATCAAATCCGTATCATCTATGGATAGTGCATTCTTTTCACGAGTACTTTTGAGATAATTAAGCATATGGAAAGTTATATGAACTGTTATAAAAGTGCTCACTGCTCCTTTTTTAGGATCATACTTTTCCATCGCATTATAATAGGCTTGTATTGTCTCTGAGAATAATTCATCCCATTCCAATCTTGATGTCTTATGAAACGACCAAGCAATCTTTCTCAATAAGTTAATATACTTTTCCATAATTTTGATTAAATTATCGTTCAAACTCTTTCATTAATTCATATACTAAATCAGAACTATCAGTTTGCTTTCCATCCAATACCGCATCTAATATCTTTTGCTTACCATCTATTAATTTAGCAAAGCTTTGCATTATAGTATTTATAGCAAATAGATAATATACGTTAACAGCAAATTTCTGTCCAATCCTATCCAGTCTTGCTATTGCCTGTCTCAATTCTCCAGGTGTCCATGGAAGTTCTAAGAACAATACATTAGAAGCAGCTGTTAAAGTAATTCCTACACCACCTGCTTTTATATTAGCAATCATAAGTCTACAATCAGGATTGTTCTGAAAGGTATCTATGGAGTGTTGTCGTTCATTCATTGAAGTGGATCCATCAATCTTAACAACCCGATCTTTTATTATTCTGTCTTTGTCTATGTAACTAAACTTATTCATTAAAGCTTCAATAACAAACTTATGAGTAGCAAACACTACAAGCTTGTCACCGGATTCAAGAAAGTCTTCAATCCAACCCATTGCTCCATCCAATATACCTCTAACAGCTAATTGTTTCAATATTTCCATTTGAACTAATATTTCTGCTAAAGAAGCTTTCATTGCAGCATGCTGTCCTTTCTTTTCAGTAAGATAATCAATGAAGTTATTTTTAGCATTTTCATATTCAGAATCATTATCCAATTCCATAGGTACAAAAGAATATATCTTGTCAGGCAAATCCTTCAAGACATCCTTCTTTAATCTGCGAATCATTATTGTCTCAGTAAGAATCTTATGGAGTTGTTTTGTATTTGTAGCACCTTTGAAATCCCATCCGTATTGAGTCATTCTTGCTCCGCAATATGTTCGGGCAAAATCCATTTGGTTTGGAAAGAGATCAGGCTTAACTAATCTTACAGCATTGTATATTTCAACAGGTCTGTTTACGATAGGTGTACCGGATAAAGCAAGAACATGAGGAATGTCTTTGCCAAGTGCTTTTACTGCTTTAGTTCTTTTAGCTTTGTTATTCTTGTAGTAATGGCACTCATCTGTTATTAATACCTGAATGTTTAATTTTTCTAATGTCTTCAACCATTGTGGAAGAATATCGTAATTGATTACCAATATTTTTCCTTTTGGTTTCCAAGGTTTACCACCAGATAATATTTCTACTTTAGGATCAGGCAGCCATGCTTCTGCTTCTCTTTTCCAATTAAGCTTTAAAGAAGCAGGTACAACTATTAATACCGGCACTTTATCACGATGTAATTGTAACCAAGCTAATGCCTGTATTGTTTTACCCAATCCCATTTCATCAGCAAGTAAAACATTGCCATCTTTCGATTCGATAAAATCAACTCCAGTATTTTGATAAGGGAATGGTGTAAGCTTTAATCCAGGAATGACTAATGAAGATGGTTTGTCTTCTGCTTTTCTATTGATATGGGAAAGCAATGCTGGACTTAAAACAAAACCCCATTTCTGTAAAGCTTCAATTGAATCAGAATATATTGGAGCAGTCCAACACTTTAATTCTGAATGAAAGCTTCTTCCCACTAATGTCCGAATATTATTTATCATATAGACATCATATGGGAAGATAATTTTCATTATTTTTTCTCCATATTGATTCTTTACTAAAGCAACCCATTTGGGAGGTGGAGGTGGGCTGGCATGTTGTACGGAACTGTACATGATGTAATTTATTTATTTGATTAATAAACTGCGCTAAGATAGTAATTATCTTTTATATATCCTAATTTCCGCTATTCCTGGGCATATGCGCCACCGGCAAGTAATTTATCAGAAAGGCAGTTACATATTCTTGATACAGTGCTTCCTTTAATATAAGGTTGCTTCATAAACTTTAAAATTGCCTTGTCTGACATATTGTTTTCAATATATGAATAATGTTCATTCATATAATCTTTCACTTCCTGTAAAGTAACTTCTTTTTTTAACATTGGTCCAACACTTCTTGTTTCCATAGCTTTATTAATTTAGTTCATATATTTTCCAATCAGTTTTATCCACTACATAAAACACTTCCTTTACAGAAAGTCTTTTGCGAGCATCTCTCAGAGCATCCATCATTTCATAATCAAATATGATTGGAATAGCAAATTCGTCAACAATGTCATCTACTTCTTTTTGACTTTTTGCTTCCTGTAATAGCTTTAATATTTTTGTTTTCATTTCCGTATTTTTCTAAATTTGACATATCAGTTTTAAAACATAAGTCTGCCAAGTAATCCTCATCCCAAGGTGTATGGCAATGACGGCAATACCAAATCCGCTTTTTTCTTGCTGTCATGATTTATAATTTATCAATTTCAATATATCCAAAATGTCTTTTTACTTCTTTTGCTTTTTCTTTTCCGAAGATACCAACAACTATTTTTATTGCGGATTCATCATCATTGGTGTAACTACATTCATGATTAGTAAATTCATAATCATAAACATCTTGAGGATTACAATTGTCGGCAATCTCCTGATCAATTTTATCATAGTCATCAAATAGTTTTTTAATGCCTTCCTGAGTGCCGTACAATCCATGTCCCCCATCAAATATCTTTTTATCTACAATACCTGCTTTTTCTTTTCCTTCCTTAAATTGATCATTCCCAAAGGCAAAGAAACATTCAAATAATACAGGTTGCTGACTTTTAATTTCCTTATATGTTTTCATATTTATTATTAGGTATGAATTTGCCATCCATTACAAGGAGTTAAACAAACAGAGAATGTTGGTGCTCCACCATCTCCTCCATTATCATGTTTACCATGGAAGATAATACCACCATTGCCTCTAAACTTCCTGTCCTTATCATATCTGACAAAGTAAAAAGATAAAGGAGCAAAGTCAGTCATTACTTCTGCTTCCACGCCATCATAATCCAATCTTTTTAGACATTTCTGTAAAGAATCATCTTTAATAGTTTCAGCATATTTCAATGCTTCATCCAATTTACCTTCTGTTAAATCTTTCATAGCTTTATTTTTTAGGTTTATTATAAAATGTTTCTTTTCCTTGGTAATATCCACCATTGTTTCTACAAGCTACTTTACTTGTTACCGGATCAGATAAGAACAAACGAGTTGTCCGAACAGTAGCAAAGTTATTCAATACACTGATAACGTGGCATAATTCTTCAATATCTTTATCCACTGGTACATTTTCTAATACGTACACAATTGGAGCATCCTCCCATCGTTCTGATGTTTCATCATGTACTTGAAAAGTAATGTTAACTTGTCTTTTCATCTTATTTTGTTTTAATTAATAAACCATCTTTGGAAATATATTTCTTTCCATTTATTATTACATACGTTCTAATTCGTTTCATGATTTCTATTTATTTAAGGTCATCCAATCTTTGTAATTCTTCTTCTTTAGCTTGTTCCTTATATCCTTTTTTAATACACCTTTCAACCCATTTTAAGGCATATTTAAGGTCATCAATTTGAGATAGCATAGTTATATCCTTTTGAGACTTTGTTTTAATACCATCCCACTCAGAATAATAAATAACAACACGTGTCTTTAATAGTACTATCTTATCAAACTCATAAACCGATTCCCAAGTACTATCAACCTCAATACCGGAAATACAATCAATTTTAGCTTTATCAATTAAAGCTTGTAATTCAGCTACTTTCTTTGCTAAGTTTTTCATTGTTATAATATTAAGTTGAAACTAAATTAGTGGCACTGGATGGATTCGAACCACCAGCAATATAAATATTGTTCCATACCCTTCATTGAGCTATCATTCAATGAGGCTGTGCCAAATAGGAAGGCATTTCACCTTCCTAGTTTTTTATCAATACTTTGATAGTTAAGTTTATAATTCAACTTCAGTACAAACTCTGATTGAACCTTTACAACCACGTCTCTTGAGTTCAGCTATTAACTCATCTAAAGGAACGTCAGCCAATTTAAAGGTAGTCACTTTTTCTACAGTCTTGCGTGTTCTTACAATCGGTGTTACTTCTTTAGATTCAACGGCAGCTACAATCGGTGCTTTGGTTTTCTTTTCTGCAGGTTTGCTTACTTTAATAGCACCGGATGTTCCACCAGCCATTTTGTAATACTTATTCCACTGGACATCGGCAATACTTCCTTTTATCTCTTCCAATTCTGCAATCGTCATTTTACTTAAAGGAGTGGCAAATTTGGTTTTGGTTCCTGTTGAAGTAGCTTTATTAGCTTTCTTGCCTTTGTTCTCTTTTTTATTGAGTCTTTTGAGTTCTTTTCCGCTCATATCCTCAGGTATAACTTTCACCACTTCACCTTTCGGAGTAACTAAAGAAACAGGTTTGCGTGTTCTTACAATCGGTGCTACTTCCTTAACTACTTCCTGAGATTCCAATAAAGCTTTTTTGGCACGTTTTGCGGCAAGTGCTTTGGCTGATATTTCTTTAGGAGTAAGTTTAGTTGGCTTCACTTCTTCCTTCTTGTTTTTACCATTTGCTTTGGTTTTATTAGCTGCTTCTTTTGCTGCGGTACGTGCCTGATCTGCGGCAATACTTTCTTGTAATTCTTTAAGGTTGGCTGCTTCTTTAGCTTTAATAAGCTTTTGAGCCTGAGAAGAGTTTTGAGAAAGTACTTTCTTGCCTTTTACCGGAGGCACTTCAACAATTTCCAATTCTTCCTCAATAATTTCCTCCTTTATATCCTCATTAATTGGAAGAGGAGTGTGGGAAGGAGCAGGTTTATTCTTTATATCTTTTAAGGTCTTTTGATATAAAGCTTCGGTTTGTTTCTTACTTTCTTCCGCTGAATAAATACTTTCAACCGGAACGTGTAACGCATCGGCCAATAATTGCCTTCTTTTTTCTTCAGGAGTTTGAGTTTTTTCTACTTTTTTTGCTACTTTCTGAACTTTTTTACTTTTTGTCATTTTGATTAAATTTAAAGGATTAATAAATTGAATTAATTAGTTTTGAACATTTTGAAAAACGATACGAATAAAAGGATTAAATTAACCACAACGAATGCGGCAACAAAATAAGGTAAATACATAGCTTTAATTATTTGATTAATAATATAAGATTAAAAA